ATGCTTGAAAAAATAATTGTAGGAATTCAGCAGGAATTAGTTGGGGTCCTTGACAGATCACAGATGGACGCTTTAGAGAAAACACTCAGAAAACACTTGAATACCGTTGTCGTGAAAGAGTCAGAGGTGCAGGAAAAGACCAAAGACAAGCTGTTGCCACTCTTTATTGCAGCTAAAAGAGTCGAGGGGTGTTCAGAAAAATCCCTCCGCTATTACGAATCTACTATTCGCAACATGCTAAACGGCGTTGAAAAGGAGGAGCGAGATATTACGACTGAGAATCTACGATGCTATCTCGACGCCTATCATCGCCGCGGAACCGTAAGCAAAGTGACACTTGATAATGTAAGACGTATCCTTTCTACCTTCTTTGCTTGGTTGGAAGATGAGGATTACATTGCCAAGAGTCCTGTCCGAAGAATTCACAAGGTGAAAACCGGAAAGACCGTGAAAGAAACATATACAGACGAGTCTCTGGAGCTTATGCGCGATCATTGTGAAAACGCACGAGACCTCGCAATGATTGACCTTCTAGCTTCAACCGGCATCCGTGTTGGAGAGTTGGTCAAACTGGACATCACAGACATGGACTTTGACAACCGAGAATGTATTGTGTTTGGCAAAGGCAACAAGCAGCGCAGGGTATACTTTGACGCCCGAACCAAGATACATTTACAGAAATACCTAAATAATCGCACTGACGATTGTAAAGCGCTATTTGTATCGTTACTGAAGCCTTACAACCGCTTGCAGATCAGCGGAGTTGAAATACGACTTAGAAAGATCGGACGGGATCTGAATTTTCAAAAAGTACATCCGCACAAATTTAGACGAACGCTGGCGACAATGGCAATCGATAAAGGAATGCCCATAGAGCAGGTACAGCAGCTACTTGGGCACCAAAGCATTGACACCACTTTGCAGTATGCAATGGTAAATCAGTCAAATGTGAAAAACTCCTGTAAAAAGTTCATCGGTTGATTGCAATTCTCAATTTATCGAGCCCCTTATAAGGCACCTGAAGAACGGATTTTGCTGGCTCATATCTCGAATGAACGGAGGTATGTGTTATGGCAAAGTATCGATTTGATGAGATTGCTTACAACAGCACTGAAAAGAAAAAGCCTATTGAAGATGATAAATACACTTATCTCGGTTTGGAACATCTGGATTCTGGATGTCTAAAAGTTACTCGCTTCGGCGCAGATGTAGCACCGATAGGTGACAAGCTTGTAATGAAAGAAGGTGATGTTCTCTTCGGCAAACGAAGAGCCTATCAAAAAAAGGTTTCAATTGCCCCCTTTGATGGTATTTTTTCTGCACATGGAATGGTCCTCCGTCCCATAGAAGCAGTAGTTGACAAGAGCTTCTTTCCCCTGTTTATAAGCTCAGATTATTTTTTGGATGCAGCCATCAAGATCTCCGTCGGTTCTCTATCTCCTACAATAAACTGGCGCGACTTGAAAGAACTTAAGTTTGAGCTTCCATCGTTAGCAGAACAACGTATACTTGCGCAGGTTCTCTGGTCTATGAATGAAACGATGGAGAGCTATAAAAAGCTGATATCCGCCACGGAACAGCTTGTTAAGTCTCAATTTATCGAGATGTTTGGCGACCCTAGCAAGGCCACAGACGCAGTCAGTTTGGAAGAAGCATTTGAAATCAGAGATGATCTTAGGAAGCCAATTAATGATGCTGTTCGCTCTAAAATGCATACAGGAGAACTGTATCCATATTATGGCGCAAATGGGCAAGTGGACAGTATTAATGAATATCTCATGGACTGTACAGCACTTTGTTTGGCAGAAGATTGCGGGGCATATGGTGCTGGAGAGGCCACATCGTATATCATTACCGGAAAATCATGGGTGAACAATCATGCTCATATTCTTATTCCACGTGAGGGTTGCGATATAGAATTTGCTAACACATATTTCAAAATACTGGATTTATCACAATATGTAACTGGAACGACACGATTGAAGTTGACCCAAGGTAAGATGAAGGAAATCCCATTTCTTCTTCCTCCAATAGATTCGCAGAATCAGTTTTCGGCTTTTGTACGGCAGAGCGATAAATCAAAATTTGCCGTTATGAAGGGTTCAAATCTCAATTTATCGAGATGTTTGGTGATCCGAAAAGCAATCCATTTGGATTTAAAATCGCTCCCGTTTCAAATGTAGCACTTGAGCTCATAGCTGGCGGCGACAAACCTGTAGATAACTCATTGGAGCAAACAGATATTTTCAAGTACCCAGTGTACTCCAATGGTGAAACAAACGATGGACTGCTATGTTTTTCAAGAGGATACAGGGTTGATAAACCGGCAATAACAATTTCCGCAAGAGGTGCTATCGGCTATTCATCCATCCGGGGGCCATATTTCACGCCAGTAGTTAGGTTGCTGTCCATAGTCCCAGATGACTGTGTCAACATAGTGTACCTGAAGTATTATATCGATTCTCAAAAGGTCACCGGGACAGGCTCAAGCCAGGGGCAACTAACTCTCCCAGAGTTTAAAAAGTTGCAGGTGCTGGTTCCACCGATAGAGCTTCAAGAGAAATATGCAGCCTTTGTGCAGCAGAGCGATAAATCAAAATTAATTGTCTCAGACCAGCTGAGATTTAATATACAAAGAGCATAACGCTCTCGCATGGATTACACTTGATTTGTTAAGTAACTATACTTTCTGTCCGGCCGACGAAAAGATGCTGTCTGGCAGGATACTGAAAACATATTGATAGGAGGAAATGCTTATGTTCAACGAAGATAATACAATAGAGCAGATGGTCATCTCAACGCTCAAGGGCAATGGTTGGAAGTACATCGCCGCAGAAGATCTGCCTCGGAGATATTCTGATGTCATGGTAGAGCCTATGATCAAAGAGGCCCTTATCCGCCTGAACCCAGAAATAGCAGAAGATCCTTCCCGGGCGGATGAAGTCATCTATAAACTACGCACCATCATTCTGTCGGTACAGCCGAATAACCTCATCACACAGAATGAGCTTTTTAAGAAGAAGATCCTGGAAGAAAATTCCTACCCATTCGGTAAGGATGGTCGCATGGTCCCAATTCGCTTCTTTGGAACCATGACAAAAGAAGATATGTCGCTTAACGAATATGTCGTAACAAACCAGTGGGTTTATCCTCAGGCAGAGGGCGGTAAGCGTCTCGACATCGTTCTTCTAATCAATGGATTCCCGATTGCTGTAGGCGAACTCAAGACTCCAGTGCGAAATGCGATAACCTGGTTAGATGCTGCCAGCGATATAGCTTCCTACGAAAAGAGCATACCTGAGATGTTCGTCACTAATGTATTTAACTTTGCGACCGAGGGTAAGTGCTACCGTTATGGATCTGTTGGAATGCCTATCAATATGTGGGGGCCTTGGCACACACCTGACAATAAAAATGAAGGCAGCCTTGCCGATGTTAAGGTGAGTATAGGTGACATGATTACCCCTGAAAAGGTTATGGATATTTTCCAGTTCTTTACCCTTTTTGCAACAGACAAGAAGCATGTTAAGTATAAAATCATTTGCCGTTATCAGCAGTATGAAGGAGCTAATCTTATTGTGCAGCGTGTTGTTGCTGGATATCCCAAGCAAGGCCTTATCTGGCATTTCCAAGGTTCAGGAAAGTCACTACTGATGGTATTTGCAGCTCAGAAGCTTCGCATGATTCCTGAGCTTAAAAACCCGACCATCGTGATTGTTGACGATCGTCTGGACCTTGAGACTCAGATCACCGCAACTTTCAATGCTTCGGATGTTCCAAACTTGGTATCGCTCGCAACGAAGGAGGAGTTGCAGAACTTCTTTGTCCAGGATACCCGGAAGATTGCGATCACCACCATTTTTCGCTTTGGTGATGTTGAAGGCGTCTTAAATTTAAGGGATAATATCGTCATCATGGTGGATGAAGCTCACAGAACTCAGGAAGGAAACTTCGGTGAAAAGATGCGCACAGCACTACCGAATGCATTTTTCTTCGGACTTACAGGTACACCTATAAACCGCATTGACAAGAATACATTCCGGACCTTTGGCGCAACCGAAGATAAGAGTGGATATCTGAGCCGATATACCTTCTCTGACTCCATCCGAGATAATGCCACTTTGCCACTAAATTTTGAGCCGGTTCCTGTCGATCTTCATGTTGATAAGGATAAGCTTGATGCTGAGTTTGATGCTCTTACAGAAACACTTTCAGATGCTGACCGAGCAGAGCTTTCCAAACGCGTAAATATGAAAGCAATTATGTATGACCCTAAGCGCATACGCAAGGTTTGTGAGCACATCGTTAAACATTACCAAGAAAAGATTGAGCCCAATGGCTATAAGGCCCAGATTGTTGTGTACGACCGTGAATGCTGCCATAAGTATAAGGAAGAGCTTGATAAGCTGCTCCCTCCTGAAGCAACCACTATTGTCATGGATACCAACAACGATAAGGAAGACCGGTATAAGAAGTATCGACGCAGTCGTGATGAGGAAGGGAAAATTCTAGATCAGTTCCGTGATAAAGGGAACCCTCTGAAGCTGGTTATCGTTACTTCAAAACTCCTGACGGGTTTCGATGCGCCTATTCTACAGGCGATGTATTTGGATAAGCCTATGAAAGACCACAATCTTCTCCAGGCCATCTGCCGTACAAACCGTACGTATGATGAAGGCAAGACACACGGTCTGATTGTTGATTATATCGGGATTTTTGATAATGTCGCGAAGGCTTTAGATTTTGACGAAGCCAGCATGAGGAAAGTTATTACCAATATCGAAGAGGTCAAGAAGCAGCTTCCTGCACTTCTTAGAAAGTGCCTCAGTTACTTTATGGGCGTTGATCGTACGATTGAAGGCTGGGAAGGCTTACTTGCTGCACAGGAGTGTATTCCAACCAATAAAGAAAAGGATGCATTTGCAGCAGATTACCGCGTCTTAAATAGAGCTTGGGATGCGCTGTCTCCTGATCCATACCTTGATAAATTTAAATTCGACTATGTATGGCTTAGTAAAGTGTATGAGTCTGTAAAACCGACAGACAACCGTGGTGCGCTTGTTTGGGCAGCTCTTGGTGCCAAGACAATGGAGCTGGTTCATGCAAACATCGAAGTTGGCGAAGTTCATGATGACCTTGATATCCTCACTTTGGATGCAAACCTTATTGACGAGTTCATTCGTAGACAAAAGGATGTTAATAAGACAACCAGGAAGGTAGAAATCGATCTGGTTGCTAAGATCCGGGAACATTCAAATGATCCTAAATTCATTAAACTTGGTGAGAAACTTGAAGAACTCCGTGAGCGTCATGAGCAAGGTCTGATTACCAGTATTGAGTTTCTAAAGCTCCTGCTTGAACTCGCAAGAGAGGCAGCACAAGCAGAGAAGGAAGTTGTGCCGGAAGATGAAATCGACCGTGGTAAAGCAGCGCTCTCAGAGCTTTTTAAAGGGGCTAAGAATGACAAAACACCTATCATAGTTGAGCGTATTGTAGGTGACATCGACGACATCGTAAAGATAGTACGTTTCGATGGTTGGCAAAGAACTACTTCCGGTAAAAATGAAGTTAAGAAGGCGCTTCGCAGCGTCATCTGGATTAAGTACAAGATTAAGGACAAAGAAGTATTCGATAAGGCTTACAGCTATATCGAACAGTATTATTAAGGGAGGTAGCGCCTTTGAGCCAATATGCTTCTTTTGAAAAATACCTGGAGGGTAAGTATTATAACGATATTCACCGTGCTATTACCGGCCTCATATTAAAAAGAGGCCGGAACAATAGCTTTTATTCGCATACCGTTTTAGATCCGTCCTACTTCCAAGTAGATGATATACATGTGAAAACAGTGTCCTTCCATTCTACTGATGGAAACCGGATCATTTTCAACGCAGCAGTTGAGGCGGACGTTATTCTTAAGGGAATGGGTAAACGGGATTATGATGCCGATATGAATAATCCTTGGTACACGGTATCCTTTACTGGTTATTTGAGTGATGGCCTTAATATGGTTACCATCACAGGTGTTGACGAGTATTCTGCAGATAGATTTGATAAAAATACGACACTTTCAAAGTATCTGGTTCCTTATCTTTATGCAGAGGACCTTGAGAAAGAAGCGGAAAAGTTCTTAAACAAATACTGTAGACATGCACTAAAAGAGCCGATGCCCATTCCGCTTGATGAGCTTATGCTCAATATGGGACTTGAGCTTTATGAAGCGCCGCTTCCAGATAACATCTTCGGTAAGACATATTTTACGGAGGCTACGGTTGATGTTTTCAATGAGGATTATGAGGTTGTATCACAGACCATTGATCCGGGCACAATTCTTTTGAATCCTAACATCTTCTTCATGCGCAACATTGGCTCTCGTAATAATACGGTCGTTCATGAGTGCGTGCATTGGGACCGACACGATAAATTCTTTGAACTGCAAAAGCTATTAAATAGCGACCTCAGCTCCCTTTCTTGTGAGGTAATAGAGCATAAGAGCCAGAAGGATTCCGGTATTGATGGTGCGCTTCAATGGATGGAATGGCAGGCGAATGCGTTGACTCCACGCATATTGCTCCCGGCATGTACCACAAGAAAAAAGCTAAACGAGATATTGTTTCGTCTACATATTGAAAATCCAGAGCATTCTGAGTCCGATATCATGGAGGAAGCGATCCGGGAATTAGCAGACTTCTTTGCTGTTTCAAAGTTTGCCGCAAAGCTTCGTGCCATTGAGCTTGGTTTCACACAGGCGCAGGGTGTTTGGAACTATGTGAATGGCAAGTATCTGCCTAGTTTCTCATTTAAGACTACCGCGTTGAAAAAAGATGAGAGTTATATAATCGACACCAGAAATGCCTGCTATGAAGCTAACTTCGATGAGGGTGCTAAGGCCGCTCTTTCCAATGGCGACTTCCTTTATGTAGATAATATGTACTGCATCAACGACCAGAAATATGTGACTGAAACTGAAGATGGCGGCTGTACTCTTACCGATTATGCAAGACAGCACGTTGATGAATGCTGTCTCAAGTTTAAGCAGAAATTCAAAATAAGCAGTACAAATGGCGATGCCTTCTATACACAGTGTTCGCTTAGCCGGGACGTCGACGCATCAGCATATTGTGAAAGTAACTATATTGATGATGTAGACAACCAGGACGTAGGAAGGCGCGCTGCAGAATTGAAGAAGCTGAAAGATGAAGGGATACGTATCATAGAGATTTTACGCAACCTCCCGATGTCATTTTCAGGAACGCTTGATGCACATATGAAACGCCTTGAAAAAGAAGATGGCAAAAAGATGACGAACCTGGAGCTTTCTCTAAGAACAGGACTAAGCGACCGATACATTCAAGACCTCCGAAAAGAAGAGAAGAACGTAAGCTTTGAAACTGTTTGTGCTATCTGTATTGGACTTCATCTGCATCCTAAATTCAGCAATGACCTTATAAATAAGTCACGTAATGCTTACCCTTTGACAGAAGAAGGCTACTTCAGTCAATTCCTCATCGAGCACCATTACATGGAAACGCTTGATTTGTGTAATGAAAAGCTGATAGAGATGGGTTATCGCACTTGGGGCAAAGAATTATAGAAATATTTTTGAAAATTTAAGTTTGGATCGGAACTTCCAGTTCCGTTTTTGAATACGGATTTACAGGGCTTTATGACCAGAGATGGTTGTAAGGCCCTTTTTTTGGCCCCAAAAACCGGAACTCGCAGTTCTGCGAACGAAAACCGCATCCGAATTATGATTTATATAGAAGCTCAAAGCTTCAAATAAATCAATGCCTTCGGGTGCGCAACTAAGGCAAGGATACATATGGTTGGTGGATCTCTAATAAAAAAGAGCGAAGCCACACCCTGTACCCTTACTTTGTTGCGCTCTTTTTGCCGAAGTAGTGGTGCCGGATAAGGCCTGACTGTGTCCTTGCAATAGTTCCCTCCCCAAGGCGGGAAGGACGAAAAAATGTCGAACACAGTCAATCAAGAGGCAAAGCAGTTTTACTTAACCATCGATGGTCAAGAGGTAACAGTAACTGAGGAGGTGTACAGAGCCTACAAACGTCCAATCTGGGCGGAGCACAAACGTAACGACCGACAGAAACTCTGCCAAGTAAGCGACGGTAAGGGCGGCCTGAAAAGATGCACCGAAGATTGCTCTACATGCAGTCGCACTAAGGAAGGCAACTTCCTTTCACTAGACGGCCTCGAAGAAGCAGGATACAGTGCAGAGGACCATGCACAGGATGTTGCAGAGATTGTTGCAGAAAAGATGCTTCTTGAAGAGCTATTTAAGGTTCTCGAAGAGCTAGATCCGAACAGTCAACGTATCTGTGGACTGCTTATGGAGGGACATTCGAAGCGAGAAATTGCCCGAATCATGTCAATTCCACAGTCAAGCTTTGAGTATCAATTCAAAAAGCTGATGGCGTCCTTAAAGATTCGATTAGAAAGCTATATCTAAAACGCATAAGATAGGCGGTGCTGATGTTACAGTCAGCACTGCCTGTCTTTTTAATCCTTCTTATAAAACATCGTTTCATAGCCGTCGGCTCTGAGCGCCAAACCTTTGATCCACGGTGGTGTTCTTCCCATCTGCTCACAAACAGCTTCAAGGGAAACACACAGGCTGGATTCAATAATTAGCTCGTCATGGACATGTCCACAGATAAAGCAGTGACGCAGTGTATTCATGGCGTATGCCAGAATATCTCTGCTTATGGCTTGGACGATATTTTCAACGAATTTCGGACCGTAACTTTCAATGCGTTCCCATTTCTTAGTGTTACCGGTGCCTTCGTAGGTAACCGATTCACCACCAAACTGGTTTGGTTCGATCTTGGGCTTTACGTAGGAAAGCCTCCTGCCGGAAGGAAGTTCAATAAACAGCATTCCTTTTTGGTAGTAGAATCTAATGCCATGCGTTTTAGTATGCGTTCGTAAGCGAACCGCCTCTTTAACCGTTCTATCAATATCCCACCAAAGCTTCGTAATGTTGGGGTTCGAAGCGCGCCATGAATCAACCAGCGGTTGCAATTCGTCCTCGGTAAGGCCCATGTCTAACGCTCCCATAGCCTTGAGGGCACCGGTGCTGCCGCCATAGCCAAGAGCCAACTCTGCGATTTTACCTTTTTGGCGGAGATGGCTGTTTACACCATGCTTCTCAACCGGTACATGGAACATAGCGGAAGCAGAAGCGCAGTAGATATCACCATCACTTTCAAATACATCTAATCGCCATTGTTCCCCGGCTAAGAAGGACAATACTCTAGCCTCGATCGCACTGAAGTCGCACACAATAAATTTGTGCCCTGGCTTAGGAATAAAAGCAGTGCGGATCAGCTGAGAGAGGGTATCCGGAACATCATCATAAAGTAGTTTTACGGCGTCATAATCTCCTAGCCTAACAAGGGACCGTGCATCCTCCAAATCAGGGAGATGGTTTTGAGGAAGGTTTTGTAATTGTATGTGCCTGCCTGCCCAACGCCCAGAGCGTGATGCGCCATAATATTGGAACATGCCGCGAGCCCGGCCATCCGTGCAGACGGTGTTCTGCATGGCCTGATATTTTTTAATACTGCTTTTTGCAAGCTGCTGGCGCAGTATAAGCACGTCACGTTGATCCTCAGGTACCGTCTTTATAAGGGCTGCGACATTCTTTTTGCCAAGGGACTCGGTTTCTATTCCGCTATCAGAAAGCCACTGTTTTACCTGCAGAACGCTGTTTGGATTATCAAGGTTCGTCAGCTCCTTCATGGCAGCGGTGAGTTCTTCTTTTGACTTCTCATCGATGATGATGGCATTTTTGACAACACTCATATCAAGCAGAATACCTCTGTCGTTAATCTCCTGATCTAAATGGTATTCATCCCAAATAAACTCAGGTACCGGATAGCTTTCTAAGCGCTTTTTCAGTGCCTGTTCCACTTCGACATCTCGGATATTGTATTTCTTAAATAGGGACCATTTGGTCATATCGTGTTCAGGTAGGTTGCGAGCCCGGCCACCATTGACGTTGGTAGGCTTACATGGAACACAGAAGTAGCGAATGAGGTCTTTGCCTTCTTTTAGCTTTTGCTCGCCGAGTTTCAGAACGGTACCTACACCATCAAGCGAAAACGGTAAGCCCATATAGGCAGACCATATCATGCTGCAGCGCCACGAAGAGGGATCAAGATACACTCCAACCGTGTCCTTTGGGATACTGTAACTACGAAACTTATCTGGGTGGTGCCTGCGAAGCCAATAGGATAAACAGACACGCTCGAAGGAAGCGTTAAAGGCCCATTTTGTTATGGTATCGTCGGTTAATGCGTTTACGATATCTTCCGGTATTTTCTCGCCTAAAGCCAGATCAATAACGCGTACCTTGCCGCCATTCACCGCGTAGCCAAACAAGAGCACTTCAAAGCGCGGAGATTCTGCATAACGATAAACACCGCACTTACCAAGGTCCACGTCTGAGTAGGTTTCCAGGTCGAGAGACAGTGATTCTATATCTTCCATAAGATCCTCCTTTCAAAAAATTAAGGGCGGCAGCAGATGTGCCACCGCCCAAGCGATTAAAACTTATCGAGTGGATCAAAGTTCTTCGCTTTTTTGTGTTTTTTGATCGCGTCCGCAATTTCACTTACGACCCAGAACAGGGCTCCGACGATAAATATGCCGTACAAAGTAATCAGTTCAATAACAAGAATAGTTTCCATTTGATTTACCTCATTTCTTTGATTGTCTAGGGTGGTAGGGTTTCTACCACCCCGATTGTCCGTTACCTGTTAAGAAAGAAAATCGTCATCATCCTCAGTAGCAAAGTCATCTTCAGCGTTTGACTTACCGCCAAGAGGCTCGCCATCACGGATCTTCTGAAGGTTATTAAGGGAACAAGCGATTCCCTTATTTCCATTAGTGTTGAATGCGTAGAAGTTCACGCTGGCCCGACCATAAACACCGGAATAAATCTCGGAGCGCTCGAGGATAGGCTGGCGGTCGGCATCTACGATGCCAGGAGCAGAGCTGTTGTTAGCATTTACAAAGTATGCGTTGGCGTAAACGGGATCATCAGGACGTTCCGAATCGCCGTCACGAAGTGGGGTCTTAAGGGTTGTTAGAGGCGGTACAGAACGACCATTTCCTTTGAGCTTGCTTTCACCTTCGTGGTAGGCTGCTTCTATTGCAGCTTTAATTTTCTGGATGGTCTTCGTGTCGGACTTTGGGATAATGAGAGACACACTGTACTTGGGCGTGCCGCCATTGATGGATTTGGGCTCCCACGCATTCACATAGCTCCAGCGGGTATCAGGGCCAGTCACTACTTTCAACGGGTTAACTGTTTTTGTCATGATTTGTTTCCTCCTTGATTTTCATCAAAATCTTCATAAGCTGAGTTAAATTCAGGCCTCTTGTCATCAGCGGTAACAAGGACCGGTTTTCCGGGCGGCTTATAGGTTAGGCCACCGAGAATATCTTCAAATGCCTTTTTGCCGAGGAGTGCTGTCATAGCAGTTATGCCGAGTAACTTCTTCTCGAATGGGTCTTTACCAGTTGCAATAACGAGATCAGCTGCGGCAGCTTCGTCGGTGTATTTTCTGTTGGACCGACCGGCAACTAATTTGAAACCTTCAAACTTGGTACCGTTTAACGCTTCCTTCAGTGCATATTCCTTGACATCGTTAGCCCAGGAAACCAGTTCATCTGCTTTTACCAGGATGGCTGCGATCTCATCGTGATCGAGCGTGGCCGGCACCTCAAAGTCGTACTTGGCAAGCTCCAGGTTGTATTCGGCACGCTTCCTACAAGTTGCTTTGGCCTTACAGAACTGACAATGCTCGCCTGCTTTGTATTCGCCCTCGCCCTTGCTGGCAAGCTCAGCAGTAGGAGACAAGACGTCCTCAGCCCAATGGATGAGTTCACTCTTTGAGATGGTGTACTCGCTAATGTTTTCTCTACGCGGCTGATAGATGACCAGGCGGACATTATCGATGTCGTAGATCCCATCGAACAGGGCCAAGCCTCCAAGCGCATAGCAGAACATCTGCGGATTTCTTTCCGATGAAACCTTGATCCCAAGTCCGTATTTATAGTCAATTACGGTAAGGGTGCCGTCGGAGATAATCAGGCAGTCCACATGGCCAAACCCTTCTGGGACATACCTTGAGAAATCGAGCTTCTGCTCAATCAGTACCTGAGGATCAGCGCAGGCTTCCTTTGCTTTTTCAACCTGTTCCAGCACAAAGGCCGCATAATTTTCCGCGTGGTCGTTCATTTCCTCATCGTAAAAGCTTAGTGATTCAGTTGGGTCTTTAGTTTGAAGGCCCAGCAACTTTTCAAGCTTGTACTGTGCGAGGGTGTGGGCATCAGTACCTTCCTGCGCAAAGCTGCTGGAAGAATCTTCGAACTTCTTACTGAGCAGAGCCGATGGTGGACACGCGATCCACCTGTGTGCCGACGATGCGGAAAGCAGTGCGTGTTTTACGCTCATTGAATTGCCTCCGCATCCGCAAGCAATGCGGTATACTGTGACGGATCTACGCTGGAGAGCTTGTCTGCACCGTATTTCTTCAAAAGTTCCTTAAGCGCGTCTGTGTGTCCGGCTCTGGATATTTCTGCAAACTTTTTCCGAACCTCTACGAACGAATACACTGGTTCCGGTTCCTCTGTCGGTGGTGCGGGTGTTCCGTGCACGGCCGATGTACTAGAGAAAAGCTCAGTAAGTGAGTCCGCAATGTTCATGAGGGTTTGTCCGCAATCCTTGAGTTCAGACAGAACCTGACTCAGTTCACTCATCTTGCTCATTTGGAGTACCTCCTTCCTTTTTTCCTTGTTCCTTTGCAGACAAGGCCTTGATTTTCTGGGCCAGTCTCTTGGATACAACGCTGATGGCGGTGAGGGTGTCAGCAAGTTCTTCATCAAGCTGCTGATCTTTCGAAGCCTCTGCATGTGTCTGTGTCTGCATGTTGTTACCTCCCTTCCCGAGAGGATTTGCTCCCTCTCTAATAGTCCCAGGACAGTTTTGTGTGGTTTGAACGAAAATCTTTTGTGATTTTTTTCAGGCCACACATTTTTCATGTCCTTCACTAGTCCCAGGACACTTAGAACAGAAATGAACGAAAAAAAGACAGCAGATTTCCATGTCTGCTGTCGCTTATATAAAGAAGGAAAAATTAAATATCAAAAAGTTCGTTCAAAGTGGCGGTTTCTGTCCTGGGACTGTTAGAGGGACTTTTATGCCGCTCGAATCTTTAGAAGGAGGTTCGCTTATGAACGAACAAATGAAATACGGTACCGGCGCAGTGGACAAGAAAAACAGCGAAGGTTATCCCGACCCTACCGCATATCAAGCGCTGACCAACATTAAAAAAGAAGACAAGACCTTCAAACCGCTGGTGTATATCTGCTCGCCGTATGCAGGTGATGTGGAGAGAAACACGGAAAGGGCCAAGCTTTATAGCCGCTTTGCTGTTATGGAGAGAAATGCGATCGCTTTTGCGCCACACCTACTGTTGCCTTTATATCTTTCAGATGATGATCCGGAGGAACGTGAGCTTGCGCTTTTCATGGACATTGTTTTCTTAGGGAAATGCAATGAGCTCTGGGTGTTTGGCGAGACGATCACGAATGGTATGCAGCGCGAGATTGATAAAGCCAAGAAGCGCCACATGACGATCCGCTATTTTACCGAGGACATGGAGGAGGTTACAACATGCAATTAACGATCTGTACGGCAAACTGCACCGGCAATCAGAAGAACTGCCTCTATCCAAATAAACGTGTGGTTACCTCGGTAGATGAACTGAAGGAAGCGGTGAAGCAAGACCACGTATGTGCCGAGTATCAGAACAACTACCGAAGTGCAGATAATTTCATCAAGTCGGATGTTATCGTTATGGATTGTGATAACGAACAAAGCGATGATCCTGCCGAATGGATAACGCCGGCTACTCTTGATGAACTGATGCCGGATGTATCCTATGCAATTGCACCTAGCCGCAACAATATGCTTCCGAAGGACGGTAAAACAGCAAGGCCCAAGTTTCATGTCTACTTCTCAATTGACGTCGTAGCGAATGCAGATAAGTATGCCAATTTAAAGAAGGCAATCCATGCTCAGTTTTCCTTCTTCGATGATAACGCTCTGGACGCGGCACGGTTCATCTATGGTGCTGAGACGGGTGAAGTGATCTGGCATGAAGGCTGGCTCTCAGTCCTTGATGTGCTTGAAGATGTCGACGAGGATTTTGACGAAGCTGTGCCAAACAACTCCGTTATTCCAGCAGGCAGACGCAATAAAACCCTGTCGCATTACGCAGGCAGAGTTTTGAAACGTTATGGTATTGGAGATAAAGCACATGACCTTTTCTTAAAGGAAGCAGAAAAGTGCGAGGCATCAATCGAGGAGAATGAACTGACTACCATATGGAATAGCGCGGTGAAGTTTGCTAAAAAGGTTCAGGATCAAGAAGGATATGTAGCACCGGAGGATTTTAACAAAGATTTTAGTGACGCTGCTTTAAAACCCACAGACTACTCCGATATTGGGCAGGCCAAAGTGCTTGCGCGCGAATATGATGCAGAGCTTTGCTTCACCGAGGCTACCGATTACCTAAGGTATGACGGTGAAAAATGGGTGGAGTCAAAGCAGAAGGCCGTCGGTGCTATGGAGGAGTTTCTTGATGAGCAGCTTGCTGACGCTGAATCACAAGTTGCATCAACACTGGAATCCTGTATTAAAGCTGGTCTAGAAAAATCAGCTGTCATTACCGGCAAGGGACTAGGAGAGATGAACGAAGAACAGCAAACAGCTTATGGTATGTATACCGCTGCGACTATTTATAAGAAGTTTGTGCTGAAGCGTCGCGATATGAAATATGTGATGGCAGCTCTTCAGGCGGCAAAACCGATGCTGCAGCACAGTGTTTCAGAGTTAGATAAAGATGAGTTTTTACTTAATACACCCGGTGCAACGATTGATCTAAAAACGGGTGAAAGTAGGCTTCCAGAAGCCGCTGACTTCATTACGAAGCAGACCAATAGTAAGCCCGGCGAAGAGGGCAAGGATATCTGGCAACAAGCTCTTGGTACCTTCTTTTGTAATGATGCTGAGCTTATCGAATATGTCCAGCAGATTGTTGGCCTTGCTGCCATCGGTAAGGTTTACCTGGAAGCGATCATCATTGCTTATGGGGAAGGGCGTAATGGTAAATCCACCTTCTGGAATACCATATCCAGGGTGCTTGGTACTTATTCCGGTTCCTTGTCTGCAGACACTTTAACGGTTGGCTGTCGGAGAAATGTGAAACCTGAAATGGCAGAGCTTAAGGGCAAGCGTCTCATCATCGCGGCAGAGCTTGAGGAGGGCATGCGTCTTAATACTTCCATAATTAAACAGCTTTGTTCTACAGACGAGATTACGGCTGAAAAAAAGTACAAAGACCCATTCAGGTTCACCCCTTCGCATACGCTTGTGCTTTATACAAACCATTTACCCCGTGTAGGAGCCAATGATGCAGGAACGTGGCGTCGTCTGATTGTCATTCCATTCGATGCAAAGATCGAAGATAGCAGTGATATGAAGAATTATGCCGACCACCTCTTTAATGAGGCAGGTCCCTATATCCTTAGCTGGATTGTTGAGGGTGCCATGAAGGCAATACGTAAGAACTTTCATTTATCACCGCCTGAGTGTGTTCGTAAGGCAATTGATACCTATAGAGAGAACAATGACTGGATGGCAAACTTCCTTGAGGATTGCTGTGAAATCGGTCCGGACTACAATCAGAAGTCCGGTGACTTTTATCAAGAATACCGTAATTACTGTGCACGAAATGGTGAGTATACGAGAAGCACGACCGATTTTTATGCGGCAGTTGAACTCGCAGGCTTTACGCGTAAAAAGATAAAGATAGGTTCTTTCATCTATGGAGTGCGTGTAAAAGATGAAGATTTTTTGAATCGACCATAACAGACTGTCACTGGTGACCCTCGTTATCCTCATATACAAAACTTCGCTTTAGCAAGTTTTTTAAGTAAAAAAATAGCCTATAGGGGGTTTTATGTATTGAGGGTAACGACCACCACCTTAATTTTGATGAGGTACGAGAATGAGAGAAAAAGAGATTGAAAAGAAGTTAGCTTTGGAAGCAAAAAAGCTCGGTGGGCTGGCAGTGAAGCTTGTATCTCCAGGCTTTGATGGTATGCCGGATCGAATCCTTTTAATGCCTGAAGGAAAGATAGCCTTTGTTGAGGTTAAGGCTCCTGGTAAACACCCGCGTCCATTACAGATGGCAAGGCACAAGCTGTTAAGAGGTTTGGGATTTTTAGTTTTCATATTAGACGACGAGAGTCAGATTGGAGGGATTTTAGGTGCAGTACAATCCTCATGATTATCAAAAGTATGCGATAAACTACATCGAATCTCATCCAGTGTCAGCCGTACTCTTGGATATGGGTTTAGGAAAAACAAGCATTGCCCTTACTGCAATCAATGACCTACTATTTGATTCCTTTGATGCACACAAGGTATTGGTGGTAGCACCGCTTCGAGTGGCAAGAGATACCTGGCCTGCCGAAATTGAAAAATGGGACCATCTATCGGACCTAATCGTTTCGGTTGTCGTGGGAAGCACAGCAGAACGGGTTCAAGCATTAAAGGCCGCAGCGGATATCTATGTCATCAACCGTGAGAATCTTTGCTGGCTCATTGAAGCGAGCGGGCTACCGTTTGAGTTTGATACGGTCATTATCGATGAGCTATCTTCCTTCAAAAATCATCAAGCCAAGCGCTTTAAGTCGCTGATGAAGGTGCGTCCTAGAGTAAAACGCATGATTGGCATGACCGGAACGCCGAGCAGCAACGGATTAATGGATTTATGGGCTGAGTTCAAACTACTGGACATGGGCGCTAGGCTTGGAAGGTTCATCACTGCATTTCGCAGTAACTACTTTATGCCGGATAAGAGAAACGGTCAGATCATTTACAGCTACAAGCCACTTCCCGGAGCGGAGCCGAGCATCTACCAGAAAATCTCCGACATTACGATTTCCATGAAGTCCAAGGATTACCTGAAGATGCCCGAACTGATCAGCAGCGAACATACGGTTATACTTTCAGAAAAAGAGGCAAAGCGCTATGACGAATTAGCAAGAGACCTTGTACTGGAGCTGCCTGGTGGTGAGGTTACAGCGGCAAATGCTGCGGCACTTTCTAACAAACTCTGTCAGATGGCTAACGGTGCCATTTATGCCGATGGTGGTGAGACGCAGGTCATTCATCATCAGAAGCTGGATGCCTTGGAGGACATTATCGAGGCCGCTGCCGGAAAGCCGATCCTTGTGGCCTATTGGTATAAGCACGACTACGAAAGGATCGTCGAAAAGCTTCACAGCATAAAGATTTCATTTTACAAGTTGGATACCGCTGAAAGTATTCGAAAGTGGAATAACAAGGAAATCCCAGTCGGCTTAATTCATCCAGCATCTGCTGGTCACGGCTTGAATCTTCAGGCCGGTGGCTCTTGCATCGTATGGTTCGGTCTTACCTGGTCACTGGAGTTATATCAACAAACAAATGCCAGGCTCTGGCGTCAGGGCCAAACAGCTGAAACGGTTGTGGTGCAGCACATCGTTACCAAAGGCACGATTGATGAGCGTATTTTGCGGGCTCTTTCCCTAAAGGATAAAAGCCAGTCGGCGCTAATCGATGCTGTCAAAGCTGATCTGCAAATGAGAGTCAAATAAAGACAATCCGTGCCAATCCGAGAGAAATAAAAATTCGGAGGTACGAAATGGAACCCTATGAAAGCTTAGCAAATGGAATTATTGTACAGGCAGTCAAGGATTACCGACAGGCGATCCGCTTCCTAGCGCGCCACCCGCACACGCCGGACCTTGATACTGAAGAGGCCAAGAATGATAAGCGGAAGCGCGCCTTGATAGAAAAAATTATCAAGAATGAAGGTGAGCGCGATGATGTTGAACGCTTCTTCCATTCTGAATGGTTTGAGTTACTCTCCAATCTGGATGGCAATGCCCTGATGCGTCAAGTTCGTGAAATGGAGGTGGGCTGATATGAAAGCTTTGGATTTTCTGAGCCAAGCCTACCGACTGGATCTTCGCATTGACAGCAAACTGGAGCAGATTGTTTCCTTGAATGAACTGGCCACAAAATGCACAGCTACTATCAGCGATATGCCTCGCAATCCCAACCACAGCGTTTCTTCTATGGCAGATGCTATTGCGAAGATTGTAGACTTACAGACAGAAATTGATCAGGACATTCATCGGCTGGTAGACATCAAGCGACAGATTGTTGCCAGCATTAAAGCCGTGGACAATAAGGAATACCAGACGCTTTTAGAGCTCCGTTTCCTTTGTGGATGTACATGGGAGGAAGTCGCTGCCAAGATGGGTTACAGCATCCAGCATACTTACCGAATGCGTGACTGGGCTTTAACAAAAGTCTTGGTCAACGAAAGTGGAGAGTAAAGGAGAGTTGATGTCGTGGCCAAACATAGTAAACTGGTAGTATAGAAAGTATAGGCACAGGCCACCTCGGGAGAAATCCTGCGGTGGCTTTTTGTATGCCCAGAAAGCGAGGTGAACCAATGCCCTACAAACCTAAGCGCCCCTGTGCCTACCCCGGCTGCGGTCGGCTTGCTGCACGCGAGCAATACTGTGCCGAGCATCAAAAGGTGATGGACAAACAATACAACCAGCACGAACGCGACCCCGCATCCAACAAACGATACGGCAGGGCTTGGAAACGAATCCGTGACCGCTATGTCAAAGCGCATCCCCTATGTGAGGAGTGTCAGAAGGAAGGCAAGCTGACACCCGCCGAAGAGGTTCACCACATTCTTCCGCTCTCTAAAGGCGGAGGCAATGAGACGAGTAATCTCATGGCTCTTTGTAAGTCTTGCCATTCGCGCATTACTGTCGAGATGGGTGACCGGTGGGGGTAATCAAATCTCTAAAACTATTTTTAGCGGACAGCGGCGTGGGGCTTCGTGTTGAAAAACGCATATTCAAACGGGGGAATAGCCCCTATCCGAAAGGAGGTGTGATGATTGGCAAAAGACGGCACCAATAGAGGCGGCGCTCGTGTCGGCGCGGGCGCAAAAAAGAAGCCGTTAGCCGACAAAATAGCCGAAGGTAATCCCGGCGGCAGAAAACTGACCTTGATGGAGTTTACAGATACGGCCGATCTTAACGGTCAAGTGATGCCGGAACCAGCAAAGATGCTCGAAGCTGTCCAGAAGGACGGCAAGACACTCGTCGCGAGCGAAATATACAAATCAACATGGACGTGGCTGAACGAGCGCGGTTGTGCGGTGCTTGTATCGCCACAGCTTTTAGAGCGATACGCCATGAGTGTAGCCCGCTGGATTCAGTGTGAAGAAGCGGTTACTGAGTATGGCTTTCTGGCAAAGCATCCTACCACAGGTAATGCAATCCAAAGTCCCTATGTGGCGATGGGCCAGAACTACATGAACCAGACAAACCGTCTGTGGATGGAGATTTTTCAAATTGTAAAGGAAAACTGTACCGGCGAGTACAGCGGCGTGAATCCTCAGGATGATGTGATGGAGCGGCTCTTGACCGCCAGGAAAGGAAAATGATATGGCTAAATACAAAACTGCCGAGAGCGTCTGCAAGGGTCACCCGGATAAACTCTGCGACCTGATTGCAGACAGCATTCTCGATGCGTGTCTTCGCAAAGATAAGTCTTCACGCGTGGCCTGCGAGGTCATGGCCACTAAAGGAAAAATCATCGTAGCGGGCGAAATCACCTGCTCGAAGAAGGTTGACATCCGCTGGGTGGTCCGCAGAGTTCTGGAGGACGTTGGCTACAACCCGTGGAAGTTCATGGTGTTTGTGTTCGTCCACCAGCAGAGTAAGGACATCGCTGGTGGCGTGGATCGGGCAATGGAATCCCGCGCTGGAGATACCTCCTGGTATTCCATGCTTGGCGCTGGCGACCAGGGCACCGTTTACGGTTACGCCACAGATGAAACGGCAGAAAAACTCCCGCTTCCGCTCGTATACGCTCATGCCATCTGCCGGAAGCTGGATAGCACTATGAAAAATGGCGTCATTAAAGGGATCGGTCCTGACGGAAAAGCACAGGTCACCGTCGAGTGTGAGAACGACAAACCCAAACGCATCAAAACGATTGTCGTTTCTGTGCAGCACCGCGCTGACAAGGATTTGGAGGTTCTCCGTAGTGAGATCATCGCCCAAGTGCTGTGGCCGGTGTTTGAGAAATTTCCATTTGATGATGACACCGATATCCTCGTCAATCCCTCTGGCCGTTTTGTCGAGGGTGGGCCTGATGCTGACACTGGTTTGACCGGCCGAAAGATTATGGTCGATAGCTATGGCGGCCTTGCTGCTCATGGTGGTGGCGCGTTCTCCGGTAAAGACCCGACGAAGGTTGACCGCTCCGGTGCATACATGGCAAGAGCCATCGCAAAAAACATTGTCAGGTGTGATTATGCCAAACGCTGTCAGGTGGCTATCTCCTATGCCATTGGTAAGGCTGACCCCGTTGCGGTTGAGATTGACACCTTCGGCACCGGGACTGTCCCTGATGACGTACTCAGAAAAGCGGTACTTGATGTGTTTAATCTGCGTCCGGCGGCGATCATCGAAGCGCTAAGTTTGCGTAATGCCATTTATGCAGATACAGCCACTTACGGACATTTCAGCGGAACACTCTCTCGCTGGGAATGGCTGGACCGGTATAAAGAACTACGGGAGGCGGTAAAGAAATATGCTGATTGAGAAAAAGAATACCGCCGAGCTTCTGCCTGCGGATTACAATCCCCGCAAGGACTTAAGACCCGGCGATACTGAATACGATAAGCTGAAGCGCTCAATTGAACAGTTCGGATATGTCGAGCCGGTCATCTGGAATAAGGTGACCGGCCATGTTGTAGGTGGACATCAGCGTTTGAAGGTGCTCATCGATATGGGTATCGCGGAGGTCGAGTGTGTGGTGGTCGAGATGGATGCCGAAAAGGAGAAGGCTCTCAACATCGCACTGAACAAGATTTCCGGCGAATGGGATAAAGAAAAGCTAGCTCTACTGATCGCCGATTTACAGGGCGCGGACTTTGATGTGTCGCTCACAGGCTTTGACCCCGCTGAGCTGGATGATCTGTTCAAGGACAGTATCAAAGACGGCATCCACGATGATGATTTCGATGTGGAAGCAGAGCTAAAAGAGCCGCCGATCACTAAGCTTGGTGACCTCTGGACGCTTGGTCGGCACCGGCTGGTCTGCGGTGACAGTACCAAGGTTGAGACCTTTGACTTGTTGATGGCAGGAGCTAAAGCAAACCTCGTGATCACTGACCCACCCTACAACGTCAACTACGAAGGCAGCGCGGGGAAAATCAAGAACGACAATATGGGAAATGATGCCTTCTACCACTTTCTGTTCGATGCCTTTACAAATACCGCATCCGTCATGGCGAACGATGCCAGCATCTATGTTTTTCACGCCGATACCGAAGGGCTTAATTTCAGGAGAGCCTTTGTGGATGCCGGTTTCTATTTGTCCGGCTGCTGCATCTGGAAGAAGCAGTCACTGGTGCTGGGGCGCTCTCCGTACCAATGGCAGCATGAGCCTGTGCTCTATGGTTGGAAGAAAACCGGCAAACATCAGTGGTACACCGGTCGTAAGGAAACCACCATCTGGGAGTTCGATAAGCCTAAGAAAAACGGCGATCACCCGACCATGAAGCCGGTTCCGCTCTTGGCGTACCCGATTATGAACAGCAGCATGAGCAACACGCTGGTGCTCGATCCCTTTGGTGGCAGCGGTTCAACGCTCATCGCTTGCGAACAGTCTGACCGCTCCTGCCATACCATCGAGCTTGATGAGAAGTTCTGCGACGTTATCGTAAAAAGATACATCGAACAAGTCGGATCTAGCGACAAGGTTTCTGTCCAGCGCGATGGTCTGATCTATTCCTATGCGGAGGTGATGGCCAGTGAGGACAGCCATTCTTGACGCAGATCTGACGGACCGCAAACGCCATGGTGGAGGATAAAGGACAGCTTCCTCCGGCTCGATTTGGCACATATATTTCTCGAAATGACTTGCTATAAGATGCCTTTAGAGTGATATATGTACATACCAAAACGACAGGAGGTTTTGAAAATGGAAATCAACTACAACGTAACAGGACCCGACCGCAAGCGACTGGTACAGGCCATTGTAGGAATTCTTGAAAGCGAGGCCAAGTACCTCGGCGTTCCATCCTGCGCTTATCAGGTGGAGAATATCACCATCAGCAAGGACGGCATCCTTTCATTCGACGACCGCACCGACAGCAGCAAGGGCGAACAGCTTATTGAGCGCCTTTGCGAAATGGGCTTTGAAGCAGAGATAGAGGAAGTCACAGACGGGCTTTGCATTGAACTTCCGCTAAAGGACACCACCGAAGCTGAGATTAACAACTTGCGCCGGATGGTGGACAGCAAAGCTACGCTCATCAAAAAAGCACTCGGTGCGGACAGCTTGGAAATCGAACTCACCGATGAGCGCATTCGCTTCCCTTGGTTCGACCGCATTCCCGAGCCGGAGGTCATCAACGCAGCTGCTCACTTAATTGGGAAAATGCTTGATGCGGCCAAGAGTCAGAAGCGTGTGACCGCCAAGGAAAAGGAAACGGATAATGAGAAGTACGCTTTCCGCTGCTTCCTCCTACGGCTCGGCTTCATTGGCGAGGAGTTCAAGGAAACGCGTCGGACGCTTCTTCGAAACCTGACCGGCAGTGCCGCATTTCGCTCGGGAGCCAAGAAGGGCTTCAGCGCTGAAGACCTCGACACTGCTACCGACGACCCCGCTACCGACGACCCCCAAGTAGTAGAAGCGGAAAAAGTTCTGTTAAACGGAGGGGAGGCAGCTAACGATGAGATTTCCGAGTAAAGAAATCGTGGAACGCATCCGCCGCCAGTTTCCAGCTGGTTGCCGCGTGGAGCTTCTTCGCATGGACGACGTGCAGTCTCCGCCCATCGGCACCAGGGGCACAGTAACTGGCGTGGATGACACCGCAAGCATACTGGTCAACTGGGACAAAGGCAGCGGACTGAACGTGGTCTATGGCGAGGACCTTTGCCGGAGGTGTGACGATGACAGATAAAGTGCGTAAGCAGATCCTGGCTATTCGCGACACTGGGCTGACGAATATGTTTGATGCGGTGGCGGTGCAGCGCATCGCAAATGACATGGGCTTCTACGAGCTGGCATTGTTCCTCGAAGAAAACCGCAAGGAATATGCTCATTTCATCTTGACAGGCGAAGCGTAATATACACACCTGTCGGATCGAATAGTTGGTGCATATGTGCCGGTTTATATCTCTGAATTGACTTGCTATCGTGTGCTTTCTGAGCGAACATACACATACAAAACGAGGGGAGAGAACGACCATGTGGAAAGTAGGAAGCATCAAAGTTGGAAGCAGCATCATTCACTACTGGGTGAAGTGTTTTGAAGAAGGATCGCAGTATGGCATCGAAAAGGGCCGCATTTCCAAACTCATGCTAAAACGCGATGGTGAGATCATCGCCAATTACGACAGAGGTTGGGATATAGAACCGCTCGATTCCGATGCAGAGATTGCCCTTGCGATTCTGATGAAAGAACACAACTAACTCGATTTAAACTAAATTCCGGAATGGAGCCTTGCGGCTCTGTTCCTCGTTAAGTAAGACCCATCGAGGTCTATTTTTTATGCCTTTTTGAAGGAGGTGACTGCATATCCGAAAACTCAAAAAATACAAACCAACTGCATTTAAAGCGAAGGACGCTTACTACAGCAAAGAGATGGCCGATTATGCAGTCGCATTCATCGAGGCACTTTCCCATACCAAAGGTACCTGGGCGGGAAAACCCTTCGAGCTGATTGATTGGCAGGAACAGATTATCCGAGACGTGTTCGGTACCCTAAAACCCAATGGCTATCGGCAGTTTAATACCGCCTATGTGGAGATACCAAAGAAGATGGGAAAATCAGAGCTCGCCGCCGCGGTCGCCCTGCTGCTGACCTGCGGTGACAATGAAGAACGCGCCGAGGTCTATGGCTGCGCGGCCGACCGCAATCAGGCCTCCATCGTTTTTAATGTGGCAGCAGATATGGTGCGCATGTGCCCGGCATTGTCAAAGCGGGTGAAAATCCTTGATTCACAGAAACGGCTCATTTTTCTGCCAACCGGCAGCATCTACCAGGTCTTGTCTGCTGATGTAGGAAACAAGCACGGTTTCAATACCCACGGCGTCGTGTTTGATGAACTGCACACCCAGCCCAATAGAAAACTGTTCGATGTCATGACCAAGGGCAGCGGCGACGCCAGGATGCAGCCACTGTATTTCCTGATCACCACTGCTGGGGACAACCAAAACAGCATCTGCTGGGAAGTACATCAAAAAGCCCTGGATATCATCGACGGCAGGAAGAACGATCCCACCTTCTATCCAGTGATTTACGGTGCAGCTTCCGAGGATGACTGGTCTGATCCGAAGGTGTGGAAAAAGGCAAATCCGTCACTTGGTATCACTGTCAGTATGGACAAAGTCAAAGCAGCGTTTGAATCGGCTAGGCAAAACCCCGCTGAGGAGAACAGCTTCAGGCAACTTCGACTGAACCAGTGGGTCAAGCAAGCAGTGCGTTGGATGCCTATGGACAGGTGGGATCAATGCGCTTTCCCCGTGAACGAAGCCGCTCTCGAAGGGCGCGTCTGCTACGGTGGGCTAGACCTCTCCAGCAGTACGGATATAACAGCATTCGTACTGGTATTCCCGCCACTTGATGAGGAGGACAAATACAGCATGATCCCGTTCTTCTGGATACCAGAGGACAACATTGACCTTCGGGTTCGGCGCGATCATGTGAATTATGACGTTTGGCAGAAACAAGGGTTTTTGCTAACCACCGAAGGAAATGTGGTGCATTACGGCTTCATTGAAGCGTTCATTGAACAGCTGGGCACGAAGTACAACATCCGCGAGATCGCTTTTGACCGCTGGGGCGCTGTACAAATGGTCCAGAACCTTGAGGGCATGGGATTTGCTGTCGTTCCCTTCGGTCAAGGCTTTAAGGATATGAGTCCACCGACCAAGGAACTCATGAAGCTAACCTTAGAACAGAAGCTTGCCCACGGAGGGCACCCTGTTCTACGCTGGATGATGGACAATATCTATATCCGCACCGATCCGGCGGGCAACATCAAAGCGGACAAGGAGAAATCCACAGAGAAAATTGACGGCGCAGTCGCCACCATTATGGCCCTTGACCGGGCGATTCGGTGCGGCAACGAAAGTGGGGCTTCGGTCTATGACGATCGTGGCCTGCTTGTTTTTTAGTAAAGGAGAGTGATGTCTATGGGAATACTGCAAGGAATATTCAAGGCGCGTGACAAGCCTCAAGACGCCCTCGGCGGCAGCCGCTACAGCTTCTTTTTCGGCAGCACCAGCGCGGGTAAGCCGGTCAATGAGCAGACAGCCATGCAAATGACAGCCGTATACAGCTGCGTGAGGATATTATCCGAGACACTGGCGGGGCTTCCGCTCCATCTATATCAGTACAACAACTCAGGAGGAAAGGAAAAGTATCTTAAGCACCCGTTGTATAAACTGCTCCATGACGAACCCAACCATGAGATGACTTCATTCGCATTCAGAGAAACGCTTATGAGTCATCTTTTGTTATGGGGTAACGCCTACGCACAGATCATTCGAAACGCCCGTGGCGAGGTCGTTGCCCTTTATCCGCTAATGCCAAACAAAATGACGGTCGACCGTGATTCAAACGGTCGGCTTTTCTATTTGTATCAGCGTAGTAATGAGGACACTCCATCTCTTGGCAAAGAAACTCAAGTCTACCTCGCTCCCTCCGACGTCCTGCATATACCTGGATTGGGCTTTGACGGTCTGGTCGGCTACTCGCCCATTGCGATGGCCAAAAACGCCGTGGGACTTGCCATTGCCACCGAGGAATACGGTGCTAAATTCTTCGCTAACGGAGCTGCTCCGGGCGGCGTGCTAGAACACCCCGGCACCATCAAGGACCCTCAAAAGATTAAGGAATCCTGGAACGCTGCCTATCAGGGTAGCGGAAACTCACACCGGGTGGCCGTTCTTGAAGAAGGCATGAAGTATCAGCCCATTGGGATCTCCCCGGAACAGGCGCAGTTTCTGGAAACTAGAAAATTCCAGATCAATGAAATCGCCCGTATTTTCAGGGTGCCACCTCACATGCTGGCCGACCTTGAAAAATCGTCCTTTTCCAACATCGAACAGCAATCCCTTGAGTTCGTGAAATACACCCTGGACCCTTGGGTAGTGCGCTGGGAACAGTCCATGTGCCGCGCCCTGCTCATGGAGAGTGAAAAGTCGAAGCTGTTCATTAAGTTTAATGTAGACGGCCTGCTTCGGGGCGACTATGTGAGCCGAATGAGCGGATACGCCACGGCACGTCAGAACGGCTGGATGAGCGCCAACGACATCCGGGAGCTTGAGAATCTGGACCGCATCCCGGCAGAACTCGGCGGTGACCTCTACCTGATCAACGGTGCGATGACCAAACTGCAGGACGCTGGCGCGTTCGCAAATATGAAAGAAACGGAGGAAACCGAATGAAGAAATTCTGGAACTGGGCACGGGATGATAATTCCGGTGTCCGAACACTCTACCTCGACGGCGTGATTGCTGAAGAGTCATGGTTCGATGATGATGTCACCCCTAAGGCATTTAAAGCAGAGCTTACTGCCGGTGAGGGTGACATTGTTATTTGGCTCAACTCACCGGGTGGCGACTGCATTGCGGCCAGTCAGATCTATACCATGCTCATGGATTACAAAGGCAAGGTAACCGTGAAGATTGATGGTATTGCTGCATCTGCTGCATCTGTAATCGCAATGGCTGGAACAACCGTGCTGATGGCACCGACTGCTCTGATGATGGTGCATAATCCGCTGACCGTAGCAATTGGCGACAGCGAGGAAATGCAAAAGGCCATCGCCATGCTATCAGAGGTTAAGGAAAGCATCATCAACGCCTACGAGATCAAAACAGGGCAGTCACGAGCAAAGCTATCCCACCTGATGGATGCTGAAACCTGGCTCAATGCGAAGAAGGCCATCGAGCTTGGCTTTGCAGACGGCATTCTGGACGACGAAAAGAAACGACTACAGACTGAGGACTTTACCTATGCCTTTAGCCGGAGAGCCGTTACCAGCTCTCTGCTGGACAAGGTAAAGCCCAAGCTGCAAAAACAACAAACAGGTACACCGATTGAGTCGCTGGAGAAGCGGCTCTCTTTAATTCAACACTAATTTTGAGGAGGAAAATACAATGAACAAAGTTCTTGAACTGCGTGAGAAACGCGCAAAGGCATGGGAAACAGCTAAGGCTTTTCTCGATACCAAACGTGGTGCGGATGGCATTGTTTCAGCTGAGGATACCGCCGTTTACGACAAGATGGAAGCGGATGTGGTCGCCCTTGGTAACGAAATCGACCGTCTGGAAAAGCAGGAAGCCCTCGACCGCGAGCTTTCAAAGCCCCTGAACACACCCCTTACGGGCAGACCCACTCTTCCAGGCATGGAGACAAGAAACGGTAGAGCTTCCGACGAGTACAGGAAAGCATTCTGGAATGCAATGCGCACCCGCGCTGGTGAAGGACTTGACCCTGTTATCAGGAATGCGCTCCAGATCGGTACCGACACTGAAGGTGGCTACCTTGTGCCCGATGAATTTGAGCGTACCCTTGTGGATACCCTCGAGGATGAGAACATTTTCAGAAGGCTGGCCAATGTCATCACTACCTCTTCTGGCGATCGAAAAATCCCAGTTGTAGCATCTAAGGGAACCGCTTCCTGGATCGACGAGGAAGGTGCAATTCCAGAAAGCGATGACAGCTTTGGTCAGGTGTCCATCGGTGCGTATAAGCTTGGGACCATGATCAAGGTTTCCGAGGAGCTGCTTAACGACAGCGTATTCAATCTTGAAACCTACATTGCTAAGGAATTCGCCAGACGTATCGGTAACAAGGAAGAAGATGCATTTTTCACAGGCGACGGCTCTGGCAAACCTACTGGCATCCTTGCAGCTACCGGAGGCGCGCAGCTTGGCGTAACTACTGCGAGTGCCACAGCCATCACCATCGACGAGGTGCTTGACCTGTTCTACTCCCTTAAAGCACCGTACCGAAACAAAGCGGTGTTCGTCATGAACGATGCCACTGTCAAAGCGATCCGCAAGCTGAAGGACGGTCAGGGACAATACCTCTGGCAGCCGTCACTACAGGCCGGAACACCGGACACCATTTTGAACAGACCGCTGTACACTTCGGCTTACGTACCTGCGATTGCATCGACAGCAAAGACGGTCGTGTTCGGTGATTTTGGTTATTACTGGGTCGCCGATCGTCAGGGTCGTGTTTTCAAGAGACTTAACGAGCTCTATGCTGCTACCGGTCAGGTAGGCTTTGTAGCAACTCAGCGCGTTGATGGAAAGCTGATTCTGCCGGAGGCTATTAAAGTGCTCCAGCAGAAAGCATAACGGAGGTGCACTATGAGTTATAACGCAAAGAACTACACCGAGCAAGGCGGCGAGAAAACCGTCATAGGCGGCACGCTTGAAATCAAGGAGGGAGCCTCGGTAACGGGGCTTCCTTCTCAGTTTACACCGGCTGAAAATCAGGCAGACTCAGCCGCTACAACCATTGCTGGACTTGTTGTTGATTTCAACGAACTACTGGCCAAACTGAAGACCGCCGGACTGATGGCGCCGGACGTATAAGAGTAATGAAAGGATGGTGACGGTATGACACTGCTTGAAAAAGTCAAAGCAAATCTCATATTAGAACACTCGGCAGACGATGAACTTTTGCAGCTGTACATCACCGCTGCCGTAAGCTATGCCGAGAGCTACCAGCATCTTCCCGAAGGCACCTATGCCGAAACCGCGATGCAGCCCACCACAGAACAAGCCGTGATCATGCTGTCGTCCCACTTCTATGAATCAAGGGACGGCAGCACCGGCGGCTTTTTTGCGGACAACGTGCAGGCTGGACAGCAGGTTTGGAACACTGTAAACCTGCTGCTTCGACTTGACCGGGATTGGAAGGTGTGACCATGAGCTACGGAAAGATGAACACCTTCATCGACATCACCCAGAAAGTGACCACGAAAGATTCAGAGGGCTTTCGGACGGAAGTAGACAATGTCATCGCTTCGGTTAGAGCATACCGAGAGGGTCGGCACGGCAATGAGAAGTGGGCCAATCGAGCCTCGTTCTCTGAAGCCACCGACCTTTTTCGCTTTCGACGAATCCCCAACGTAAGCATCACAACCGCAATGGTTGTAGTGAATAAAGATGGTCATTTTGAAATCACCTCGGTTGAGGATATCAAAGGACGCGGGATGTACATTGAGGTCCTTGCCAAGGAGGTGATCTCCAGTGGCTAAGGCAGCGTTTAAAATGCCAGATGAATTTCTGTTAAAGCTGTCCAGACTTGGCGAGAAAACTGATGAAATTATACCTCTTGTTCTAAAAGCAGGGGGCGAAGTTGTGGAAGAAAAGGTGAAAAGCAACCTGCAAAGTGTCATCGGCAAAAGTACGCAGGAAGCAAGCCGCTCCACTGGAGAGCTTGTCTCAGCGCTTGGTGTTTCTTCTGCTAGACAAGACAGGGACGGTAATTTCAATGTTAAGGTCGGTTTTTCTGAGCCGCGCCAGGACGGCAAAAGCAATGCTATGATTGCGGGCGTTTTGGAATACGGGAAGCATGGCCAACCGCCAAAACCTTTTCTGAAGCCCGCAAAATCAGCAAGCAAAAAGGCATGTGTTGACGCGATGGTCACGGCGTTTGAAAAGGAGGTAGAAAAAATATGAGCTTCTTAAGCGAACTGACTGCGCTCATCTCTCCTCTGATTCCTGTGGAAACGGGTGTGTATTCAGAGACTGCACCAGACCGTTATGCTGTGATCACGCCGATGGTAGATACGTTTGAACTTTACACCGACGATAAACCACGGCACGAAATACAAGAGGCGCGGCTATCACTCTTTGATAAGGGAAATTACACAGCGCTGAAAAACCAAATAGTCCGCAATCTGATAGATGCGGATTTTACAATAACAGACCGCCGGTATATCGGACACGAGGATGATACCGGCTATCACCATTACGCCATCGATGTGGCGAAAAATTACGAATTGGAGGAATAACCAATGGCAACAATCGGACTAGATAAACTCTACTATGCCAAAATCACTGAAGATATCAGTGGGAATGAAACCTATGGAACTCCCTTGCAGCTTGCAAAAGCGATGAAGGCGGACCTGTCTGTAGAACTTGCAGAAGCAACGCTGTATGCCGACGACGGCCCAGCTGAAATCGTGAAGGAATTCAAAAGCGGGACTCTTTCCCTCGGGATTGACGATATCGGTGTGACTGCTGCTGAAGACCTGACCGGTGCAAAGCTTGACGATAACCATGTCGTAGTCTCCGGCAGTGAGGACGGTGGTTCACCTGTAGCGGTTGGCTTCAGGGCAAAGAAAGCCAACGGCAAATACCGCTATTTCTGGCTTTATCGTGTGGTATTTGGCATCCCGGCAACCAATCTCGCCACGAAGGGCGACAGTATCACGTTCTCCACTCCAACCATAGAGGGCACTGTAGTGCGAAGAAATAAGCTCGACGGAAACGGCAAGCACCCATGGAAATCCGAAGTTAATGAGGACGATGTGAGTGTTCCGGCTTCTGTGATCACCGGTTGGTATACACAGGTCTATGAACCCGTATTCACGGTGACCCCGTAATGGAGGATGATCAGATGGATAACGAAAGAAGCGCAATCATAGAAATCGGTGGTAAGGAATACGAAATGCTCCTGACCACTAAGGCCACAAAGGAGATCGCCAAGAGATATGGCGGTCTTTCTAATTTAGGCGAAAAACTGATGAAGAGTGAAAACTTTGAGATGGCTCTGGACGAAGTGGTGTGGCTCATCACACTACTGGCCAACCAGTCGGTGCTGGTCCACAATCTTCAGAATCCATCGAAGAAGAGAGATCTTCTTACGGAGGATACGGTCGAACTTTTGACCTCGCCTTTTGAACTGGCAGATTACAAAAATGCCATCATGGATGCTATGTACAAAGGCACAAAGAGAAACGTGGAGAGCGAAGAAGAACCCTCAAAAAACGCACAGGTCGGGTAAGCGACGAAGAGTTGTTTGCCCGACTGATTTTTTATGGTGTATCTCTCCTCCATCGGTCCGAGCAGGAGGCCTGGCTGATGCCAATCGGTCACTTGCTCGACCAGTGGGAGGTTTACAAACAATTTAATGGACTTGCGAAAGCAAAACGAGAGTACTACATCGATGAAATCATTCCTAACGGAATCTAAGGAGGTGGTGAGAACATGGCGGATAACTTCGGTCTAAAAATCGGCGTTGAGGGCGAAAAAGAGTTTAAAAAAGCCCTCGCTGATATCAATCAATCGTTTAAGGTACTCGGCTCAGAGATGAAATTAGTCGAGTCTGAGTTCGGCAAAAATGAAAACAGCATCCAGTCCCTCACCGCCAAAAATGAGGTTTTGAACAAACAAATAGATTCTCAGAAAGACAAAATCGAAACCCTGCGCAAGGCACTCGAGAATGCCTCATCCTCGTTTGGGGAAAATGACCGCCGAACGCAAGCCTGGGCAGTTCAGCTCAATAATGCCCAAGCCGAGCTCAACGGCATGGAGCGTGAACTCAAGGGTAACGAAAAGGCCCTGGATAGCGTCGCCGACGAGTTTAATGCAGCTGAAAAGCAAGCGGATCAGTTTGGAGACGAGCTTGAGAAGACGGGAAAGGACGCGGATTCTGCCGGAGGCAAGTTTGAGAAGCTCGGCTCCGTAGTCAAGGGAATCGGAGTTGCGATGGGCGTTGCATTTGCAGCCATCGGCACCGCCGCAATCAGTGCAGGAAAAGCGCTCGTTGATATGACCGTTGAAGCCGCAGCTTATGCGGATGAAATGCTGACGCAATCCACAATTACCGGGATGAGTGTGGAAAGCCTGCAGGCATATAGTTATGCGGCTGACCTTGTGGATGTGTCCTTGGATACCCTGACTTCCTCAATGTCCAAACAAATCAAATCCATGTCTTCCGCTCGTGAGGGAACAGGTGCGGCAGCCAAGGCCTATGCCAAGCTGGGCATAAGCGTGACGGATGCCCACGGTGAACTGCGTGATGGAGAACAGGTCTACTGGGAGGTCATCGATGCTCTCGGTAAAGTCACAAACGAAACCGAACGTGATGCCCTTGCCATGCAGATCCTCGGCAAAAGCGCACAGGACTTAAATCCCCTCATCGCTCAAGGCAGCGAGGGCATGGCGGCATTAACGGACGAAGCCAAACGGATGGGTGCAGTCCTCAGTGAAGAAAGCATTCAGAAGCTCGGACAGTTCGACGATTCAGTCCAAAGACTTAAACAAGGCTCGGAAGCGGCAAAACGTGTGATGGGAACAGTGCTTCTGCCACAGCTTCAGACTCTGGCTGATGACGGCACGACCCTTCTTGGTGAGTTCACAACCGGCCTCGTAGATGCTGGGGATGACTTCGACAAAATCAGCGAGGTCATCGGAAATACGGTCGGTGGCCTTGTGGATATGATCATGGAGAACCTGCCAAAGATCATTCAAGTCGGCATGGATATTGTCATGGCTATTGGAAATGCACTTGTCGAAAACCTGCCAACGATCGTTGAGTGTGCTTCTTCTATTGTCATGACTCTTTTGGAAGGATTGATTGGTGCTCTGCCCGCCCTTACAGAAGGTGCGTTGCAACTTGTGCTGACTTTGATGCAGGGCATCATCGACAATTTGCCCGCCATTATTGAAGCTGCCATACAAATGATTGTGACTCTGGCATTGGGAATCGCAGAAGCTCTGCCTGAACTCATCCCATCCATCGTGCAGGCGATTCTTTTGATTGTTCAGGTGCTTCTCGACAACATGGATAAAATCCTCGAAGCGGCCTTCGCCATCATTGCGGGGTTAGCAGAAGGACTTTTGAATGCGCTTCCACAGCTTATGGAAGCGCTGCCACAGATTATAATGACGATCGTCAATTTTATCACCAACAACCTGCCTGCCATTATAGCGATGGGTATTGAACTCACCGTTCAGCTCGCATTCGGTTTGATCCAGGCGATCCCACAACTGGTTGCCCGGCTACCGGAGATAATAGCGGCGATCGTAACAGGCCTGGGGAAAGCGGTCGGTTCGGTTTTTGAAATTGGAAAGAACATCGTTTCTGGCCTTTGGGACGGCATCAAATCCATGGGTAGCTGGATTAGTGATAATATCAGCGGGTTCTTTTCCGGCATTGTGGACGGTGCCAAAAATCTCTTAGGCATACACTCCCCCTCGACAGTATTCGCGGGTATCGGAACGAACATGGGCATGGGAATCGGAGTAGGCTTTACCGATGCGATGAAATTAGTTGAAGAAGATATGAAAAAAGCTATCCCAACAGAGTTTGACGGTTTGAATATAGATGTTGACGCGGTCAGCAGGATAATGCCGAACTCAAATGGAGCGGGAACTGAAAAGCAGACCGGGAGCGCGGTAAACAATTATGAAATCGTAATTAATAATCCAAAGCCGGAGCTGGCTTCAGACAGTGTAAGAACTACCTTGCTGAAGCACTCCTACGGTTTGGTGTAGGAGGTGCATATAATTGGCTGAGAATTGGACGTTTAACGGGTTCCCTCTCACCTCAAGGGGAAAACGGGCTGTTGAAGAGGTTATTGAGGGTGTTGGAATACCTAAATATAGAGGATCTGACCTGCAAGTGCCGTTTCAGCACGGCAAGAGATGGATTAAGAAAAGATTTGATAGTAGAAAAGTTGTCCTCTCCATGTGGATAAAAGGATCGAGTAGAGCCGACCTGGATGATAACATCGATGCATTCTTGAAGGCCATTGGTAATCCGGGACTTCATTCACTTGTTCGTACAATGAGGAACGGAGAAACAAGGCAGGCTCAAGCCGAGCTTTGCTCGGAGATAAATTTCGTCAGGAAAAACCCTGGTTATGCCAAATTTGCTCTGGAATTAGAATTAGCCGATCCTTTCTTTTATGGAACTGTAAAAAGCGCCACAACCAAGATGGTAACTTCCTCTCCCTTTGCATGGACGCATGTCAATGAAGGCTCTGCGCCAATAACAGCAATGGTTATTACCTTTGAAGGACCGCTTAGTAATCCGATTATTAGGAATCAGAACAACGATGTTTGGATTCAGTTCCTTGGAACAATAGCAAGCGGGGAATCGGTAGTTTTAGAAACAAAATATTACACCTGCCTGAAAGGCAATACGAATATGATCTCGATTGTCAAGCATGGTGGCGATGCCTACTGGATGATCCTCGAAGCGGGAAAAAACAGCATGGAATTAGAAACAGATACGATTGGCGGCAGGATTACATTTGAGTATTATCCTGCCTTTTATTAGGAGGTGAAGTAGATGCCATACCCAACATTGCCCGGACGAAGGTTCGAATATGACATAGGTGGTGGTTCTGTCTACTATGGCAATGATATCAATGACATTACAACGATTCTGTCACCGGAATTAATGAATAGGTTGAATGGTACAGGAAATACGTCACGAGTATTGAATATCGAGGTTGGTAATGATGCGGCACTAAAGACGATATGGATTTTCCTGCCCGAAAAGTATGTAGTTGCTGGTCTTGGGTTTATACACCAAGTATATGGTGGTAAGGGTAACGGCAGTATTAGTGTTGCTGGTAGTCCGGATAGCACGAATGGTCTTGATGGTACGTGGATAAGTGCCACGCTACCAAACGGAGCGATACCAGCAATGATGGCAGACGATGACGTATGGAGGGATAGTATTCAGCCTTGCACGTTCTCTGAGCCAATAAAAGTTCTGAGAGTTAGGTATTACGCACAGGCCGACTCTGGTTCGTGGCAACGTATTTATGTATATGCTCTGCACATATATGGTGTGAAAGCCGCGGGTGAGATTCCGGATGACATATTGTTCTTAGAAGATGACGTGACAAATGACCCGGAATATATCCGAGACATGGACTGGGGAGACCGGCAGGAAGGCACTACAATCATGAAGCGGATTAAGCTGTTCAACAGCAGCACGACAAAAATTGCCCACAACTTATCGATTTCTTTAATTGATACGGATTTACTGTTCAGTATGGATGAAGGGGCAACGTGGATCACCGGTGCAACGATTACATCTTTGGCCCCACAGGGAACGAGCGCAAGTATTATAGTCAAAAATACGATACCGCCGCCAACGCAATTACTTGGTCCTAGAGCACCAAGATTTGAAGTATCGATTGGCAATTGGTCATAAGGAGGTGGATTAAATGGCTTATCCGACTGTTCCAGGAAGGAAATTTGCTTATGACGTTGGAGGAGGCTCCGTATATAGAGGAACGTCAATCGTTGATATGGCATCAGCATTGAGTACAGATGAAATGTCTAAATTAAATGGCTTAAGCAACAGCACCTACGCCGTACTGCAATCCTACGCGTCCAACTATGGAATTAAGCTTGTGCTGTGGGTGTTCTTTCCGCACAAATTCAATGTTTCCGGCTTAGGGATGCTGCATGCTCAGTCCTATGCCGGTCAGATGCCGCCTGCAAGTAGTTTGCAATCCATCACTGTTCATGGCAGTGCCAATACTACAAATGGTTTAGATGGTATATGGATAGCGGCGAATCTGCCAAATGGCAGCATTCCAACAAGACTGATGGGCGACGATGATTGGCGAGACCAGATACAGCCTTGTACGTTCTCTGAATCCATAAGATGTTTGCGGGTTGAATATGCAACAACTGGCTCCTACATGGGTGCAGTCATCTATGCATTGCATGTCTATGGCATGAAAGCAACTGGTGAGGTAGTGAACGATATCTTGTTCATGGATGATGATGCGAGTGGCGATCCTGAGTTTATCCGAGACCTTGATTTCGGAGATAGGCCGGAAGGAACCACGACAACGCACAGGATCAAGCTATACAACAGCAGCTCAACCAAGACAGCGAATAACATAACGCTGTCCTTGATAGACCAGGATTTCCTGTTCAGCATGGACGAGGGTGCTACGTGGGTGACAGGTGCTACTATTACATCCCTGGCTCCGGGAACTGCAAGCGCAAGCATCATTGTTAAAAACACGATACCGCCGCCAACGCAGATGCTCGGACCGAGGTCTCCAAGAATTGAGGTACTGGTAGGAAGCTGGTCATAACACGGAGGTGAGATAATGCCAGATAGAATAAGGTTGATCGCACCTCAAGATCAAGCGATTACGAGCAGCTTATCCTTGACCGCAAAATGGATACGCACCTATGAAGAGTTGGTGAAAACCGATTTCGATGAAGATGGTGTGTTCACTCATGTTGTGACGAGAGAAGTTGAAATTGATTATGTACCGACCTTTATAGGCTTGCAGTTGGATGAAGATCCAAGCACTACACCAAAAGGATACACAAATGGCTCCGATGTGGTTCCGCTAATGACTGCGGCTACGACTGAAGGAGTAACGGTGAGTGACAGTGGGAATCTTGGCTCTGGCTACGAAGGTTGGAGAGCTTTTGACAACGCCCCGAACAGCAGATGGGCTATTGGCTCCACGTACGGTATCTTGACCATTGCCCTTCCTTCAGCAAAGAAGATCTCCGGATACACGATCAGGGCAAGAAATGATACGTATTTGATTGATAGCCCGAAAGACTGGACATTTGAAGGCAGTAATGATGGTGTGAACTGGACTGTTCTAGATACACAGGCTAATCAGATTTCGTGGGCAATGAATGAACTGAAGCCGTTCACCGTAGCCTATGCCAATGTCGCCTTGTACAGTTACTATCGGCTGAATGTGACCTCGAACCAGAGCGGAACGGACGTATCGTTTTCAGAAATGGAACTACTCGAGGGCATCGGCTACGATTTTGATTTTTATACAACAGGAAACAGAGTTATTGGTCCTTTTGCTCTCAGCGGCATTGCCTATGGTGACGAGACAATTACGTGGGAGCTCGGGGACATGCCCACCGGAACGAGCATTGCGATAAGCTGTGCTTTGACCAGTGACTTGAATCCTCCAGCTTCCTACTCGCAGGCAACGAACGGTGTCCAATGCCCAGTTATAGCCCAGAATGATGACATGACCGGAAAATACATTTGGTTCAAGCAAACTCTGAACACTTCAGATATTACGAAAACGCCCTCATTGATGAAGATGGAAATGCAGCTCGTCCTTGATGCGGTTGCGAACATGACAATAGAAATAGACCGAACCGCTCAGTTTACTGGGTTACAGCATAGAACGACAACCGTCTCAGCTTTGCCTTGTGGTGAACCGACAACATTTTACCCGCAGGACGTGTATGACGGGTTCCTTTGCTGGAGAGCAAGGGCCGTCAATGCTACCCTGGGGATTGATACTGGCTGGAGCCAGATTAATACGTTCAACTTGACCGGTGGTCCATTCCCGTTGCCCAGATACCTGTCGCTATTAGAGAACATTGCCTTTGGAAAGCCAGTAGCGGCGAGAACCCTGGACTTGAAAGAAAACAGGTCTTTTGGAAAACCCAGAGACAAGCGCGCTCTGTACAATGTGTTCAATCGTGCGTTTGGAAAGCTGAGGGCAACGAGAGCCTTGTACAATCCGCTCAATGTTACGGATGATCCGCCCTTCCCCTGGATTCAGTCGATTTCTGTTACCAGAGGCGAACCCGGAACGATACTGACCTTGTACGGAAACGGCTTTGGTTATACGCATACTTCTGTAGACCTTAGTAATGTGAACCGGTATTTGAGGAGTTATGGTGGCTTTGTCTATATTGGGACCAAGCTTTGCAATATCCTGGAGTGGACTTGGGAAAAGATTGTGTTCCAGCTCCCGATGGATGCAGAGACCGGAAGTATAAAGGTTCAGCTTACTGCCCCGACTGTCCAGAATAGTAACCTTGTAGGTTTTGAGATCTATGAAGGGCTTCCGGCAGATGACATTGGCATTGAGCTGTTTGTCTGTGACAGGACCAACCCGAACATTATAGTAAAACAGCTTGATGGTGCGTTCAACAAGTCATTCCAGATGCTCCAAAATAAACCCGGAAGTGGAAGCTTCAGCATTAGCCGATATGATGATACGGGTGGGGACAGAACATACATTACAGATGACAACTTGATTCTCGTTAAGCTTGACGGCAACCCATTGTTCAAGTGGATCATAGAATCAAGGAAACCGAACTACGTCGACAGCGACGAGAAACAGATAATACAAGTTAGTGGCCGAGGTGTTCTGAATATCCTTAGCAGAGCAGTTGTGTACCCGGAAAACATGGGCACGCCTGCGTTGGACAGACCGTTCACCGGATCGGCAAGCAAAGTATTAAGGACGCTGCTCCTTGAAGCACAGAACCGTGGCGGACTAGTTGGGGTAACGATAGATTGGCAAGATGACATGGACAGCCTGGGCAACCAGTTTACAGAAGACGTGAAATTAACCTTCCACGTCGGCACTCCGCTCAGCGAGGTCGTGTCCAAGTTTACCGATGGCCTTGGATACTTCGATATAGAAATGACGCCGAGCCTCGTGCTCAAGATATATAAATCAAGGGGTATGGACCTCTATGAGAAAGTAATATACAGACCTGGACAGGCAATCCTTAGCCACCAAAATCAGAGCGATGCAACGCACTTGGTCAATGAAGTGCTTGTTGAGGGCGGCGACAAGCTACTAGCCATCGCGACGAACTCTATCAGCCAAAATGCATATGGACGAAGAGAAGGGTATCTGTCTGCAAGCAACATCCAGTCCGGGCTAAGCGAGTATGGACAGGCATACCTTAGCCGAGCCGCTTTCCCGACTTGGGGAATCCAAGGAACGGTAACGAAGTTCTACGATGACGAGGGAAACAGGCTGAAACCCTTCGAGTCCTACTTGATTGGTGATTGGATTGGCTGGAAGATAGCACCGGAAGGAACTGACGATACCGGCTTTGACGGCAAGGTGCGAGTTCGAGGAATCACAGTAAGCGAAGACGATGAGAACAGTGCCCTTGAATACACGCTAGAACTGCATAATATGATGCTGGAGCATGAGATCAGACTGAACCAAAAGGTTGAGCGGATGTCACAGTTCAGCGGTTCTGACGTGCTTGCAGTGCCCCCATCAAGCAGTGGTACGTACTCCGAATCCGAGATAAATGCCATTCTTGCAACGAAGGCAAACACGAACCACTTGCATACCAATGTTTACTCAGAGACCGACCATGTTCATGATTTCTTAGAATTAACGGATACGCCTGACAGCTATTTAGGACAAGGAACTAGAGTCGTGGCTGTCAAAGCGGATGGAAGCGGTCTTGAATTTGTATCTGGAGGCGGCGGAAGCTCTGTCGGCGGCTGCCTGGCATGGGTGACATTTAACGGGATCACAAATGCAAATGTAGCCGGAACCTATGCACAAATCGGAACGACCGTATCAGTAACCTTGGCAGGACACGGCTATAAAATTGGGCACATGATTTACGCTGATATAACCTCCGGTACAGGAGTGGATGGCGCATACAAAATTACTGAGGTAACAACTGACACCTTTAAATACATCGCAGGAACCTCTTTGACAACGAGTGGAAACGTCACATTAAAAAGGTGCGTTATCAGAAGGGGCGGTGGCGTTCATTCGGTTTCGGATATTGGAACCGGCTACTATGCTGTTAACTTTGCCAATGAGTTGATCGATGCGAATTATGCATTCTGTGCAAACGCCTGTGAACCAACTGCAACGTCAGCAAATACGGCTGTGGCGGCCTCAGATCCTGCTGAAATTACAAGCCTGTTTATCGGACTGACATGCGAGGACCTCGACGGAGGGTACATCGACTGTCCTGTCGTATCGCTAACTATTTTTGGATAGTTGTCAGAAATATAAGTTGCTTAGGGAGCCTTCGGGCTCCTTTTTATTTTAAATCAAGGAGGATTAAAGAATGAAAGACATTGTTAACACGATTCAGATTGTCATTGCCGCTGCAGGTGCCTATATCGGGTATTTCTTAGGCGGATGGGATGGCTTCCTTTACGCTTTGGTAGCTTTTGTCGTTATCGATTACCTGACAGGAGTCATGGTGGCCATCCTGGAAAAACGCCTTTCAAGCGAGGTGGGCTTCAGAGGAATCTTCAAAAAGGTTCTGCTATTTTCACTGGTAGCAATTGGCCACATCATTGATTCAAAGCTTATTCAAACCGGAAGCGGAATAAGGACTGCAGTCATCTTCTTCTATTTATCTAACGAAGGAATCAGCATTATTGAGAATGCCGCTAAAATTGGCCTTCCTATCCCGGAAAAGCTCAGGGCGGTCTTGGAGCAGCTAAATAAGGAGGACAATAAAAATGAATCTGCATAAACTCATTTTGACAAACAACGCCTGCTACAAAGTGGGCAAAACCATCACACCGAAAGGTATCATGGTGCATTCCACAGGAGCGAACAACCCCTATCTGAAACGCTATGTAGGGCCGGACGACGGTCTTCTGGGAAAGAACCAGTACAACAATCACTGGAATCAGGACAAGCCCGATGGCAGACAGGTCTGCGTCCACGGTTTTATCGGCAAGCTGGCCGACGGAAGCATCGCCACCTATCAGACCCTACCGTGGAATCATAGAGGATGGCATGCCGGAGGGGCAGCGAACGATACGCATATCGGCTTTGAAATCTGCGAGGACGGTCTGACCGATGCCTCGTATTTTAATGCCGTTTATAAGGAAGCCGTGGAGCTTTGCATCTATCTCTGCAAGCAATACGGGCTCACCGAAAAGGACATCATCTGCCACTTAGAAGGGTATAAACTTGGCGTTGCCAGCAACCACGGCGACGTCATGCACTGGTTTCCGAAACATGGCAAGTCTATGGATACGTTCCGTGCGGATGTAAAATCCGGTCTTGCTTCTGCCACTCCCGTCGAGCCGACTGCACCGAAGAAATACTACCGCGTTCAACTTGGCGCATTTTCTGTGAAGGCGAATGCCGATGCCTTTCTCCGCAAGGTCAAGGCGGCGGGCTTCACCGATGCGTTTATTAAATACAGCGAATAACAAACAGTGTAATGCCTATCGAGAGATTCGTCTTTCGGTAGGCATTATTTTTTTACTTTTTTTCGTTCATTCGGCCGCTTTCTGTCCTGGGACTATTAGAGGGTGATGGTTGATAGGTTCCCTCGGAAAGAGGTTGAGATGATGAAAGTGACAAAGTTGGAAGATGCCCATTCCATTCAATATAAGTCTGAGAAGATCACGGAGGATGCGCTTCAGAATGAGCATGATTATTTGGTAGCCGAAAATCTTACGAAAAAACTCTTGGAAAAGGGACTCATTTCTCAAGACGAATACGACAAGATTATGGTCAAAAACCGCAAAACCTTTCCTCCGCTTTTAGCCGAGATACTGACATAAAAGACTTGATAAATGAGGCTTTTAGAGTGATGTATAGTACGGAAGGAAAGGAGGTTGAGACAATGAAACGGATAACAAAGATTGAAGCAAACGAGAAGCTGCAGAATGCACCTAAAAAACTGCGTGTTGCTGCTTATGCTCGTGTTTCAACAGATAGTCGGGAACAACTCGTCAGCTTGGAAGCCCAAAAAAGTCATTATGAAACCAGCATTAAAAGCAATCCCAACTGGGAGTACGTTGGACTTTACTTCGACGAGGGCGTCTCCGGCACTAGCATGGCCAAGCGAGATGGACTTCTTAAAATGCTTGATGATTGCGAAGCCGGTAAGATTGATTTCATAATTATCAAATCCATCAGCCGTTTTGCCAGAAACACCACAGAGTGTCTTGAAGCGGTTCGAAAGCTTATAAAGCTGAAAGTGTTCATTTACTTCGAGAAGGAAAATATCAACACCGGAGACATGGAGAGCGAGCTGCTGCTCACGATATTTAGCAGCCTTGCGGAAAGCGAGTCGGTTTCCCTGTCGGAGAATGAAAAATGGTCCATTGAGAAGAGATTCCAAAACGGAACTTACATTATTGCTTCTCCGCCATACGGTTACAAAAACGAGGATGGCTTGATGGTGATCAATGAAGATGAGGTTGATGTTGTCAGGTGCATTTTTGCAGAGTGTTTAGCTGGCAAAGGTGGACATTTAATCGCTAGAGCTCTTAATGATAAAGGCATCCCAACCAGGAAAAAAAGAGAATGGACATCTGGGACAGTGCTCTCGATTCTTCGGAATGAAAAGTACAAAGGCGATGTGCTTTTTCAAAAAACTTTTACGGATGGCACGTTCGCTAGGCACATCAATAATGGTGAGAAGAACCAGTACTATATTGCCGAACATCATGAGGCGATTATCACTGCAGAAGATTTTGAATTAGCACAGACGATTATTAAAAGACGCTCCAATGAGATGAAAATACAGAAGGGTGAAGGAAAATATCAAAATCGCTACCCGTTTTCTGGCAAGATCATTTGCGGCGAATGTGGTGCTACTTGGAAAAGAAGAACGCATACTAAATCAAAAGTCCAATACTTCGCTTATGCGTGTAAAACACATATTAAAAGAGTAGACCAGTGCAGCATGCAATTCATCCGCGAAAGAAATATTGAAGTAGCTTTCTTGAATATGATCAACAAGCTTGTGTTTTCTAAGAAAGTGTTATTGCAGCCTTTGCAAACAAGCCTAAAAGACCTCAATCAGGGAGAGGTGCTGGCGCGACTTGATAAATTGGATGTGGCCCTTGAAGACAATTTGAACAAGAGGCAAAAGATAACGGAGCTGTTTGCTAAGGAATATCTTGAAACTGCGGTTTTTAATGAACAGAATTCAGGTTTGCTCACTGAAGCTAAACAGATAAGCGATGAAAAAGAAACACTTTATGCTTCGCTCACTCATGAGCACGAGCACCTGGAAGCCCTCAATAAACTCATCAAGTACATCAATAGCGTAGGTACTCTTAGAGAATTTGATGAAGCGGCGTTTGAGGAGCATGTGGAGTACATTATCGTGTTTAAAAGATATGAAATTGGCTTTGTATTAAAGTGCGGATTAACATTAAGAGAAAGGATGTGAGACGATGGCAATACCATATGGATATAGAAATGAGAAAGGAAAAGCCGTTATAGATAAAGAACAAGCAGAGCAGGTTAGGATGCTTTTCAAGGGTTACTTGTCAGGCCTTTCCTACGTTGTAGCAGCTGAAGCGGTCGGACTAAAGCTTAATCACCCAAGTGTAAAGAGAATCCTGCAGAATAAACGCTACCTTGGTGACAAGTATTATCCGGCGATTATCGACCAGGAGACTTTTGAAAGAGCAGAAGCAGAACGGTTCAAGCGGCAGCGTAAATTGGGCAGAATATTTCCAGATAAGCCGCAAGAAGAATGTAAGCCAGCAACGAAATTTATCATGCCCAAAGCAGGAAAGATTTTCAACGATCCATTCAAGCAGGCTGAGTACGCATACAGCTTGATTGAAAGTGAGGTGGAAAAATGATTTCACTTGCGAGCAATGTAACCGTCATACCGGCAAAGAAAATGGTAGGAACGCAAAAGGCAACCGACCAAAAGCAGAAAACCAGAGTTGCTGCGTACTGCCGGGTCAGTACTGACAGCGAAGAGCAGGAAACGAGCTACGACGCACAGATTCTGCATTACACCTCATACATCGAAAGTCATCCGGATTGGGTACTAGCCGGAATTTATGCAGATGACGGCATCTCAGGAATGAATGCGAAAAAGCGTGATGAGTTTCAGCGCATGATAAACGACTGCCATGAAGGCATGATTGATATGGTGATTACAAAGTCCATCAGCCGATTCGCTAGGAACACGGTCGACTGTCTGAATTACACCAGAGCCCTTAAGAACAAGAACATAGGAGTTTATTTCGAGAAGGAAAATATCAACACGCTAGATGCCAAGGGTGAGGTGCTGATGACCATCATGGCCTCCCTTGCGCAACAGGAAAGTGAATCCTTATCAGCTAACGTCCGCTTAGGTCTGCAGTTCCGCTACCAACAAGGAAAGGTGCAGGTCAACCACAATTGGTTCTTAGGGTATACCAAGGACGAATATGGACACCTCATCATCGATCAGGAGCAGGCGGAAGTCGTAAAACGAATCTATCGTGAGTACTTAAGCGGCAATAGCCTTTTAAAGATAAAAAGATCACTTGAAGCCGATGGCATTCTAAACGGAGCTGGACGAGCAAAATGGCATGAAACCAATATCAAGCAGATCCTGACCAACGAGAAATACATCGGCGACGCATTGCTCCAGAAAACCTACACTGTGGATATTCTTGAAAAGAAGCGTGAAGCCAATAAGGGACAGGTGCCTAAGTATTATGTGGAAAATAGCCACGAAGGGATTATTCCAAAAGACATCTTTTTAAAGGCCCAGGAGGAAATCACAAGACGCGCAAATCTCACAAAAGGCGCTACACATCACAAGCGAGTCTACAGTGGCCGATATGCACTTTCTGGTATGGTATTTTGCGCGCATTGCGGGGATATCTACCGCCGAATCAAATGGAATAACAGAGGTTGCAAGTCTACGGTTTGGCGCTGCGTCAGCAGAGTAGATAAAGACGGACCTGATTGTACTGCAAGGACAGTACGAGAAGAACATCTTCACGAAGTGGCGGTTGAGGCAATTAACGGAGCGTTTCGTGAAAAGGAAACCATCCTGCCGCTTTTAATTGAAAACATTGAAAGTAGCCTTGAAGAAAAAACTGATGATCGCATTAAAGAGGTTGATGAACAAATAAAAGCACTCCAGAAGGAACTTTTAGCAACCGCCAGTAATAAGAACGCTGGCGATGAGCTTGGTATGGAAATAAGAAGGCTTCGCCAGGAGAAGCAGGCAATCCAAGTTGAGGATGCTTCACGCCAAGAACGGAAGAAACGAGTCGATGAACTTATTGCTTTTCTCGAAGATCTGCCCTGTGAACTTACTGAATATGATGAGCAATTTGTAAGGACGCTCATAGATAAAATAACCGTCTTTGATAATAAATTCATTGTGGGATTTAAGTCTGGAATCGAGATAGAAATTAACGAATAATCTGTAACATAATTCTAACCGCAGCTCTCACATTGAGTTGCGGGTTTTCTGCTTGTAAACATTTCATTGTAGTTAGAAACCAAATGGTTTATAATGTTTTTATTAAGGCATGGAGGGACTATTATGAAAACCTCGGACATGATACGACAACTATGTGAACAAATGAATATTAGCGTTTCCGAGTTGGCCAGACGCTTAGGCCAGTCCCCACAAAATTTCGGGAAGAAGCTAAAGCGTGAGACGATTACCTTAGAGGAACTTAAGACCATAGCAGATGTTTTGGATGTTAAGTTTGAACAGACTTTTATTTTGCCTGATGGCAAGGAAATAAAGACAGGTAGCGAGTAA